CGGTCAGTGATTTGATCGTCGCCTTCAAAACACCCCATGTTGTTGCTATTCCCGTCAGCACAATGCCGAATGTCATCAGTTCCCTTGGTCCCAGTTCCATTTTTATCCTCCCATAAAAAGAATCCTCTCGGCTTCTCTTCTTAACACCAGACCGCGCAGGATTTTCCCAGCCGCTCTTCTCCATTTGGGGAACTCGTCAGCGGCTCCCAGGCGGTCATTCCTGTTTAATTTTAATCTTAACGAACTTCTTTGCAGGTTCCCGCTACCGACATTATAGCAGAAAGAGCAAAGGGCACTGAACTCGTTTTCGGTTAACGCAACCTTAATAAGTTTACCAACCGCTGATTCAGTTTGTCGTATATCACGGCGCAGCAGTTCTTCAGCCTCTTCACGGGTGACAGGTTCCATATCCATACGAACAGGTCCATTATCAAAGCTCTTGGTAGAACCAAAACCCACAGTAGAGACATTAGCACTGCATTTGTACGGCTTAGATCTAAACCCTTCAAACGCTTTAATAATCTGGATGCCAGCATCGTTACACCTCATTCCCTGAACCGCCTACTCCACATTTTCCGCCATAACCAATTATCCAGTCTCGTTACCAGACGGGAGAACCTGATTATTATGAAGCTGCGCCAGAATTTTTTCATTTCCTCGACCTGTTTATGGCACGTCCCCCAAACCAGAAAGAAATCACGGCTGCAAAAAGGCACATTACCTCATCACTCCACACAAGTTGCACGGCTTGCAGTGATGATATTCCAGATGCGGTCAAACTGACGTAAGCTGATATTTCAACAAAGATAAATAAACCGAAGAAACAGTAAGTAATAACCGGGCGAACACTTCCACGAAGCCCGTCAATCCATCTGACTCCTGTATTTTGTACTGACTTCTGTATTGCCTCTATTTCACGTATGTCAGCTTCGACATTCACCATCTCCAGTTGCTGTACCGCAACCTCTTTCTGTTGCCTTATCTGTACTTCCATAATAGCAAGTTCGTGCTTCTTGTCCTGCTTGTCCTGAAAGAAATCCATGACCTTGGGAAGAAAAGAAGTCCCAAAGCCCAAAACACTGCCTAATAATGATAGCATGACATGTACCTCTTGTTTAAAATGCTCTGTACGGGGTTTTAAGGCGGTTCTGGTGAGCTTTAGGCGTTCTCTAGTACCTGAGCCTTGCCAGAGAGAGAACCCGCCTCATCCCCTCTTAAAACCCTGTCTGAGGGAAGTTGGCATTCCAGGTGAAAATGTTCATCGTCGCCCCGGAAGTCTACAAGAATGAATTTATACTGGGGTCCAAGAGACTTCTGGCACCTTTCCGTAAACCCGTTTATCTCCGTTTTCAACTGGACGGCACCCCAGACTTCAACGGCATGTCTGGAGAATATATCCACGGCATAGCCGTCCTGATGTTTTTCTTCTCCGCTTATCGCGGATATAATCTGGAAATCCAGTCCTTCTGCCTCAAACAGGGGCAGAACCTTCATAATACCAAGGACAATCTCCGGTGAAATGCCGAAGAAATTGCAGTCTTTTTTCCAGTACCAGGGTTGCATCAGTCCTCCAGGCCCTGGATTTCCCGTATCGTTTCCGTAAAGGATCTCGTAATCACCTGTAACAGGCGGTCGATGGTCGTTTCTCCGTTTTCTCCATCCCGGAACTTCTGTGGCGTCGAAACCCACATGGAAACAATGTCTTTTGTCTTCGGATTATAATCTACGTGGGCGTAAAGAGGTCCAAGTTCAGGCTGGTCCCCGCCGTTTTCGAGTTTTATTTTCTGCGTGCTAGTCATCATTCTCTTCGGTTTTCTCCTTAACATAACACCTCACATGCCTAGCTAGCTTTTCCAACATTAAAAGGGCTTGCCCTTCGCTTAATTTTACCACTTCGTCTTTTCCGTCCATATTCATATCACTCATGTTGATATACGGCTTGGAAAATTCTAGCTGTTCACGTCTGCTAAGTCTTAACTCGATCCCGTCATTATAAACGATTCTCGGATAAAGTTCTATATTTTTCTGCTCCATCTGCCCCCTCTTCTCAGAACCATAGGAAACAAAACAGGCTTTCCGTCTATGATACCCCCGCATCCAAGTACGGGACGCTTGAGGGTATTTTTATTATAGGCAAAAGCCAGAGACTCGTCATCGATAAGACAGCCGACAGTCATCCCCCAGTTTAGAGAATGGGGTGTGCCGTTGTAAACAAGCTCGAACAATCCGTGATAATGACCCTGAACAAAACAACACCCCATCTGCTCGACATTACGGCGGGTGGAAACACCCTTGCCGTGGGTGACATGAACCGTATGGCTCCCGAATTCGTAAGTCCTGTGCGGAAACCATTGCCATCCCTGGCCGACACCGCAAGCCGTTGCGTAGGGAACCATCAGTTCGACAGGTATCCCGTGAGCCTTGGCTCTCCGGTATTTCATGCTTCCGTGGTTGGACTCCATAAGGTCCATCTCCGGAAATATGGACTCAAGTTGCTGGAGGGCTTTTTTAGCCTTTTTCAACTCGTCCCCGGCATTTAGAAGATTGGGGTCTGTATCGTGGAACGACATGGCGTGGTAGTCCATTTCGTCGCCCACGTTGATTATTCTCTTGAATTTGTGTTTGGAATGCAACGCTTCCAAAAAAGAAAGCGCATCCCTATGCTGATAGGGTGCGTGTAAATCCGATATAAAAAGAACATTATCCATGTGTGGATAACTTAGTGGATAACCTGTTAATGGTCAAATAAACCAGACAGCTAAATGTTGCTCCCAGGCTTTGGCTTAATCTTCTCCGGGGTTTTTTGTTTTTCCACGGAGGGTTTCCGGGAACGTTCAGTGTCAATGCAGAATGCCTGTGCCTGTATGATAGGCGGAAATCTGCCGGAACTGGTGATATCTTTAATGATAATTGCTCCCCGTGTGTAACATTGACTTAAATCAGGATATGGACCGCGCTTGTCATCTATCTGAATCATCGGCATTCCCATCGCCGTGAAGATTATTATGGAGTACCAGGTCATTTTTTCTTCCACTCTCTTATAGCTATGGCAATTCTGACGATAACAAGGGCAGCACCGCCGACAGCGATACTGAATTCAAGACCGCTTTGTATGGTTATCCACCAGGGAACGGTCAGGGCACCAGCCCCGACACTTAAATCAACTATGGCGGGTTTTCCCAACATTATTCCTCATCCTCTTCACGGCAGTTACAGTCGTCGCATGAGCAAGTGGGGCATTTATCGGAAGCACAGTGGCACCCATGCTCGCAATGTATGCACTCTATCATGGTTTAGAAGGCCATGTAATCGTACCGACTACGCTTGAGTTATCGTAACTTGCTGGCAAATCCCGCAATGCTTTTCGGTACGCTGTCATGTCGTCCGACATTGTAACGTCACTGAGTGCAAAGTAGTCTGTCTCTGCCAGATTCTGATCACGCTTCCGTCGTAGACCAGAGAAGGCTCTTGCTGGTTTAGCGTCCTCCCAGACTTTCTCCTCTGCAACTCGTGCAGCGTGTTCCTCGTTGGACATCTCGATCTGAACACCGTTCACGTTCTTCATATAATTAGCCATCTATTGTACTCCTTTGTTAGCTAGCATGTTTTAAACCAAAACAAGTTATTCGGCCTGTACTTAAATTTCCACTCTCAAACAAGAACTGGACAGTCGTTAGAGTTAAAGCTGCAAGCCTACATCCTGCCCCTTGCACCGCTGCCAATTTAGATCCAGAATCTATTATTACTCCTTGAGCAGTATATGAAGTAAACATCGTGCCTCCGCTAGTCTCATTGGCAAAAACATAGACAATGCCATTACAACCTTCGCCTGTTGCGCTTCCAGCCGCAGCCGCATTTGATCTAAAAACAACCATCTGTGCATCGGCATTGTCATTAGCACCAAGAACTATAGCGGATGACCCAGAAGTAGCAGAATCGGCTCTATGATCAGCCACCGCCCAAGCATAATCCGAGGCTCCAGAATCAACGCCGCCAGAATCACCAAATCGCATCCATAAGTCTACATTGTCTGTCGCAGGAACGCAGTCAACGATTACGAATTTGTAAATATCGTAGGTTGTATCTACTGTGAAACTAATAGTTGCGTCATTTGATATAACAGTAGAACCAATCAGAGCTTCAAATCCGCTAGAAGGAGTATTCCACGTTCCATCGCCCCGTAAGAAGTTACCAGAGCCTGGTGTTCCTGTAGCACTGAGCATTCCTACAGCTACTTTAGTTTGTGACATCTATTATCTCCTACGGCTTCGGATTGTCAGACTTGACCTTATCGACAAGCACTTTCATTGCAGCTTGGGCATCGCCACCTTTCCAGAGAGCGTCTAGTTGGTCGCCTATTTCAGGGTAGGCTCTACGTCTAACATCTTTGTACGCAACGGCAGCAATTGCAGCGTCATCACTGTCGGCTGTAGACTTGTCATAGGTAAGTGTCTCCTTGTCCTCATCAACAACCCAGTAATCCATTCGATCATTATCAGGTTTATCTGCAACAAACCCACCGTGCGTTGCTACATGGATATCTGCATTTGATTTAGCTGCGAAGTCCTGATACTTGGTGATCTTGTTACCTTCGTTTTTAACTACTGCTATAAAGTTTTCCATTTCTTTCTCCTACTGATACATAATGTTTACTGAGCCCGCATCGAAAGTACCGCCAGACAGAGATAGTTGGGTTAATTCCGCCGATAGATCTTTAGATCCACCCCCCGCAGAGCAGTAAGAATCAGTTCTTACCCACGTAGAATGAGATTGAGACCAAGTGAAGTTGCCACTGTTATGAAGGGCAAGAATTATTTGTCCGGTAAAAACATCGGCAGCATTCGAGCCATTGATGGGCCATTTAGTCGTTTCATAAACTACGCCCCCACCGGAGATAAGTGCTGAACCTCCTGTATACCCAGACGTTTCCAAGCCGGACGCGGTTCCTATGGTCAAATCGAGATCTCCAGCCCCCGAAAACGATACGCCTTCAAGCATAATAATGATCATCTTTGTGCCAGACGGTATGCTTCCAAATGTAATAGACGTTCCAGAAGTAGTGGCCTGTTCCGTGCCTAGAGTGAAACCTGCAGTTAAAGTTTCAAAAGCAGGTTGCGCCCCTGCTCCAGCACTAGTAAGAACTTGTCCGTCATTACCTGTGGCTATGTAAACTGGATTTCCTGAAGAATCGAAACTAATAATATTTCCATCAGTCCCTGCTGCCATCTGGGCAAGCCCAACTGCATCATTTTGTATCTTGGCAGTCGCTACAGTGTTATCGGCAGGCGTGTTAATTAAACCCGTATTGAACAGCTGGAGACTTGTAACGTTATTAGTCCCGCTACCTGTCGCCGAGGTCGTGGTGATGGTCGTGCCGCTAACATTGTAGTCAGTTCCTGGAACTTGAGCGACTCCGTCAACCCATAATAGCGTTCCGTTTGTGGTTCCCGAATTGTCCATTGTGAAACTTGAGCCACCACCAGAATAACGCTTTACAGCAGGATCAATAATTCCACTTCCGACTAAGTATCCCATAATTTTCTCCTACAGTTTCAGGCGCTCGACGGCGATTAGTTTTTCCTGATCAGATATAAATTTGAGAGCATCAGCATCTCCACTAAACGCATCTCGCATTCGCCTTGGTGTAACAGCGGCTTCTAAATCCATTATTTTATCCAAGGTGCTTGGAACAGGCGCAACATATTTGACTACTGCACCATCGACATAAGTATCTTGCTCTGTTGTATCATCAGCAACATCAACCCAGAGTAAATCTTTATGGACAGGAAAAGGTGTTCCAAATTCACAAATTCGAGTGCCTTGTATCAATGCTTTTTTCATTACTTATACTCCTCGACAATCACTATACCGCCGCTTCCAGCACCGCCAGTTTGGTTCCACCCCCCTGTAC